TTCGAATCCAAAGGCCTGCATGAGACCCTAATAGGTCTCATGTTCCGAATCGGACATGCAAGCCAGGAGATCGTCACCGCAGAACGCGGCGTACTTACTCGACCTGCCGTGAATACGGCACATCTACTCGAACGAGAAGACATGGACGAGGTTAAGTAATGCCCATGTGTGAGGGAGTCCCATAAGGGACCCTCTCTACTGGGTAATATTAGTCCCATCTGCATAACGAATTTCGTTATCAGATGATAGACTGTCAAGGTAAGCAACCACCCCTACAGGAGGTTTAAACTTACGTACCACACGTGTAAACGCGTGTACTGCCGATAAAGATAGTAGATCGGAGGCCCTTGAGAGGTCCGCCGATATTATCTTACCAGGACTTTATAAGACCTGTGGCACCCACTGGTCGAAGAACTTGTCTTCGTCAGTAAGAGCAATTCGATTATCCTATCTAAGGATTTAGAATAGCCAGTGTCTTAAGCATTAACCCTGTATTTGGTTAACGCCGGATGACACAGTCACTGTACGTGACTTCCATCCTTAGGTGGGATCCACCTAGACGCGATGGTGTTAACAATGATTAAGTCTTCCCCTTAACAGGGTATTCACGGCATTACGCCTGATCGTACCCGGGTTAGAATTAACCATTTATTAGAACTAGAGAGACATGAACCCTGCGGTTCCGTTGTCTTTCCTTTTTTGTTCTAAGCACGAACCTTAAGTCAGGTTCAGGTGCTCTTTAAAGGACTTAGGTGCTCGCGACTTGAAATAGTCGGTAAGCCAGTCCTCAAAACGAGTTACGAGCTCGGGATCCATATCAAACGGACTATCATAGTCCAATTTGTGTTGCTCAATCGATCGGGAAACAGTCAACTGGTTCCCTTTCGGTAATGAGCGATTCAGGATCGTAAACTAGAGTATTTCCTGCTCGGATAATCGGGCAAGCTTTAAACCCCTAGTTTCTTTGTCCCTTCCTGCAAGGAAGAGTAGCCGATTTAACGTCCGCCCGATTCCGGGCTGGGGCTCGAATGAGCTGTTTTATTGGACTATCGACAAACGCAAGTCTGAGACGTAAGTCTTTATCGACTTGACGAGAAGGTCCTGTTAAAGATAGGACCTTGCTCGATAGACAGTTTTGTCTAATTTTGTCCACAGGTCTAGGATCGTGCTGTGAAGCCCGGCCCTACTCTTCCGCATGTAAAGCGGATTCGCTAGAACTAGCGAGACCCTGATACAGTGTAGGAGCTACTTGTGGAAGTTAGATGTGAATCTAACTTATTTGTGTGTGCCTAGGCCAGTCCTCATATTCATGAGGGCAGACCCGGAAAGCGCGGGGAGTTCTACTCTCCGGCTACGCTCTGGGATGCTTCGTACTGGCCGAGAAACCATGGAGTGGATATATT